GTGCGCGAATATAGGTATCTCACCAACGATGACCGCCTACTTATTGAAAAGCTATATACGCGCGGCATTGCGCCGTCTGACATAGCATCTGTTGTTGGCGTTTCACTGGCGACCATCTACAGAGAACTGCCGCGCGGATATACCGACGAACGGTTCCCCGGCGGGCGTAAAGTCTACAGCGCCGCCAAGGCACAGCAGACTGTCGATCAGAACATCAAGCGCCGTGGCCGTTCCCCGGTGGATGCAAAGAAAGGAACAGAATGAATAAAGATTTCGAAATTGCCGTCACGCTGAACACTGACGAAGCCAACGAAAAAATAGATGCCCTTACCGCCAAGGCGCAGGCCCTTGCCGATTTGTTCCCCATCATAGCCGAACAGGCAGACCGCGCCGCAAAGATTATGCCGCCGTCCACAGTCGTTGATGCCGTCTACGCTATGCGCCACGGATGCCCACCGACTACAAACTTCATGCGCAGTATTTCGGAAATGCTGCGTATCAGTTTGCCGGGATTTGAAAAGATGGAATGGTGCATCCTGCCCGGAAGTGATAACGCGGCGGGTGATGGAAGTTGGATAGTGCTGCACTTCAAAAACGGCTTTTCGTCAATCCGCAAGCACGTTTCTGGATGCAGCCGCATCGAAATTCTTTTGCAGGCTGTCGAAAGCGCAAATGCCATGCGGTACAGCGAAGATTATAAGGATTTTGAAATGTGTCATCAATAACAACTCTATGCGCGTTTGGCGGTATCGGCGCAGAACTGACCGCTACCAGCAGTCGGACGCATCTTGCAGAAAGGGGTACGAACGACTGAACGGGCACTGCGCGGGCCGCTGATCTGCCGCGCAGAGGTGCCGGACACCTAAGTGGGATTTTCCCACATCCCCCGGCGGGCAAACCTGTTCGCGCCTGCCGGGTACATGTGCGGGTGCTGGCGCAGATTTCACAGCATCGGTCAGTTCGATTCTGACAGCCCGCTGCCCCTTTTTCTCTCCATACTTTTCCTTAGCTGACAGCCGGGAAAGACCGGCATTATATGAACTGCCAAACGCCGCATGAAGCAAAGGCAGGAAGAAAAACCAAACAGGAGGATTGAAAGATGGACACCACCACCAAAACCCCGAAAGCCTGCATCGGCGATATGTTCCCCAGTGTGTTTCCCGGAATGCCGATGTTCGCCTATGTTCCCAACCCATACGACTGCGGACGGCCCGCCAAGGTCTACCCCGGTGACAATACCTACTATTGCGTGAAAGGTGCGCCGCTCTGCGCAGTGGATGCAGAGGATGCCGCACTACTGGCAATTCGTCGCACGGTATGCCGCACCATGAATCAGTGTTACGGCACGGCCACGCCCGCGCAGGCCGCTGCTGTTGAAGCTGGCATCAAGTACGGATGGAGTGACCGCCGCGCGAATCCTGCGCTGTATGACGCTGACGGCGCGTTTTGCGGGTAACATCCACCCACGGAGGTATTACGAATGGGCAGACCGCCGAAGCGGAATCTGAACTATTCAACGTGGGATGTGGATGTTCTGGCAAACGACACCTCTATTGACAATTTGATTGATGCACAAGGCCCGGCGGGCTTTTATGTCTACTTTGCCCTGTGCCAAAAAGCCTACGCCACCGATGGTTATTTCTACCGCTGGGGATATGACAACGCCGCATCGACAGCGCGCAAGCTGGGCGGCGGGTTGAAGTCAACCCAAGTTCGGGCAATCGTTGATCTGTGCGTGTCTTTAGGACTTTTCGACAAAGCCTTATTTACAACGGACGGAATATTAACTTCTCGGGCGATACAAGCATCAACGCCCTTATGGCAGCAGACCTTGCCATCGTACCGATCACGCTGGACAAGAACGCCCGCAAGGGTCTTGCCGAGGTATGGGAGCAAATCGAAGCGGCCCAGCAGGAAAATCCAAAGCTGAAAGCCTACGCCCTTATTACCCGCTTTCGCCCCGATCAAAAAGAGAAAATCGCCGATGTGACCGACCTTGACTTACTGGGCACGGTTATCCGCGAAAGCACACAGAAAGTCGAAAACGGAAACGACGCGGGCAAGCCGCTGTCGCTGTACAGTCGTTGGAGCAATGCCGCCCGCGATTTCCGCGTGCTGGCGGATGAAGTGTTGGAGGTGCTGGGCTGTGAACAGTTGTTGCCGCTCTGACCTGCCCGCCGCCCTCTTTACGGTGCTTGCCAAGGATGGCCACGTTATGATGCAAACCAATGATCCCGCCTGCATCCCATCCCCCGAAGATCAGAAAGCCATGAAAGCCGCAGGCTACAAAATCAAGGATAAACGGACATGAATGCACCCTGTTACCGATGCGCCCGGCGGGCCATCAACTGCCACACCGCCTGCACGGACTATGTCGAATACCGAAAAGTATGCAACCAGATACAGACAGCCCGCGAAGCTGAACGGCGCATTGATGCCGCTGATTCCGAACGCGGCGACAAAATCCGCAAGGATGTTCGCAAAAACGGCCTGTACAACCAGAGGAAAGGACGGAAACGATGATTGATATTAACATTGCCGCCAACGGCACAATTATCCTGTACGAATGTGACCCTGCCAAGAACACGGCCTGTAAACATGAATGGTGCGCCGCCAACCACCCGAATGAACCGAATCTGCAATGCCACCGCACCACGAACCCAGATTTTGCACTGAAAGGAACCCGCCCTGTGCAAGTTGATACCAGAACCGGAAAGGAAGTAATTTTGTGAAAAACAAGCAAGCGCCCATCCGGCGCACCCAGACATCCGACCCCGCCAAGATGCGGCAGGACATCATCCGACAGTTTGAAACCCTGCCCGATGATACACGGGATATTATCGCACAGTTCTACATTATGGCCTTATCCGAAATGTTGCCGAAATGGCAGAAAACAGGTAATAAAGCCCGCAAAACCGCCGAAAAGAAGAAATAAATCGCTGTTTTGGTGTTCCATTGGAACACTCGGAGGGAACCAACATGAATCTGATTCAAGATGTTTTGAGCGCCGCCAGCACCCAGCCGGAACAAGATCACTTTACGCGCATCAAACTGGCCGACATCCTGCCAGACCCCGAAAATTTCTACGAAACAGACGGCATTGAAGAACTGGCCGCTGCCATTGATGCTTTCGGGCTGGAACAGCCCTTAGTTGTCCGCCCGGCGGATGAATCTGGCAAATACCGTCTGACCGGCGGACACCGCCGCCGTCTGGCCCTGCTGACCCTCTACGCCAAAGACCCGGAACGCTGGGCCGAAGTTGACGTGAAGATCACATCCAGTTTAGGAGCGCTGGCCGACCAAGCGCGGCTTATCCTTATGAACCGCACCACCCGCAAAGAAACCGAATATGAAAACATGATGGAAACCGTCAAGACCGCCGAAATCGCAAAAGAGTTCAAGGCCAACGGCGGCAAGGTAGAGGGCAAGACCCGCACTGCCGTTGCGGCGGCACTTGGCATTTCTTCGGCGCAAGCGGGCAAGTATCAGGCCATCTATAAGCACCTGTGCCCCACGCTGATGCAGCGTTACAAAGCGGGCACCATCGGCACGCAGGTTGCCTATGAACTTAGCAGCCTGCCAAACCGTCAGCAGGAAGAGATCGCCGCAACCTATCCTGTGCCTACAATGGAAGCGGTGCGCAAGAAGAAAGAATCTGTTCCCGAAACATTCCCAGACTGGGTGCTGCCTATGGCAAAAGAGTTTGTAAATAAAAAATGGGTACGCAAGCTGGAACATTTCAGCGCCGCTGCCTTGCAAGCACTTGCCACCACAACGGGCGGCACAAACCGCTGCGGCGGCATCACGGATACCAGCGCAAAGGGCATCCGCTTCTACTTGGGCGGTCAGCACGTACAGTACACATGGGCACAGTTCGTAAAAGCTTGTGCAGGCGTAGGCATTACCCCCGAACCGATGCCGAAGAAAGCAACCGCAGAGCCGAAAAAAGCACCTGTGACCCGTGCAGAAAGATATGCGACATTCATTAACGATAACTGCACAGATACCGTAGACGGTATGTGCGACAATGCCGATGGCATTTTGTCCCATGTCAAAAACGGTGTAATGATCGGATGCGCTGGATGCTGTCAGCTGTGCCTTGAAAAAACCACTTGCCCCACGGCTTGCACGCACTGCACCCCCAAGCAGACCCCCGACACCGAAACCCAAACCCCAGCACCCCTGGCGGATGCCGCGTCCGAATCTTCGGAGATCACCCCCGCGCCCATCGTGCAGGAAGAATCGCCCGCCGTCGAGAGCACAGAGCCTACCGCCAGCGATGACGTGATTGACGCGGCCCGCGATCTTAGTAACTACTGTGAAGCCCACGGCAGCGGCGAGTGCTGCGAAGGGTGCGACTTCTATTTCTGCAATGGACAACGCGAGGGGTGCAGGATTGGTCTGCCGTTCACATGGGAGGTGTGACAATGAAAGAAGTTGTTTTTGCAGTTTTAGCGATTGCGGTTGCTGCTCTGATCGTCGTTGGAGTCTTTCTTGGCCTTGCTGGCCTTGAAGGTAACAAAGATTTCATTTGCAAGAAGCTTTTTTCGCGCAAAAAGCTGAAAAAACCTCTCAATGCAAAACCATACTGCGCACCCCTGCCGCCAGAGAAACCGAAAGATGACAATCTGCCACATGATATACAGTGCGAGGTATGCGGCTTTAAATTCATCCCGTATAATAGCAGCCGCTACATTGCAGTTGGAAAGCACAACTACGGCAGATTTCATTACTACAATGAAGGAACCATAATCAGCGACACAGCCATTGTTGACGGCCTGCATGATGCCTTCGATTGCCCTATGTGCGGCTGTCAGATCGTGGTGCATCCGTATTTGCCGGTATACGAGGATTCGCAAAAGAAAGCAGTTGCACAGGAATTGTGAACGGACACAGAGGTAAGAGCACCACGATGCTTTAATGCCATACTGCTACTTGCGCATTTTTTCGCAAAAAAGCAGTGTGAAAACCTCTTGATAGAAACAGAACTGCGCCGCATTGTACGCGGCTGAATTATTGGAGGAATGAAATTATGACCCGAAAGAAAGCTATCAAAACCATTATGTCCGTCACCGGTCACGGCGACAAGCGCGCGGCAAGCGATACGTTTGATATGGTAAAAAAATGTATTGTCGGAAATCCGAGCAACGCCGATGTTTGTTTCCGCGCATTGGCTCTGATTTACAACAGAGCCAGCGCTGACCCGGAACCATGTTTTTACACATTCAGAACCATTGCGCGGGCGTGGCTGTTTGCAAAATTGCTGCGTGACCGTTACGGCACCGGCATAGGCGGTACGCTGATTGGCGATGCGGAGGCGTAAACCCATGATGCACAAGGAAGAAGAAAAAAGCCGCATGGTGTGCCCGTTCCGTGTTCACGGCGTAACCACGCCATCTGCCACAATTCCAGATGCAATATTCAGGAATGAATATTTTATGCCGTGCCTGCATGATGACTGCCCCGCCTATCGGTGTGAAAAATATACCCGAAACACCCCGGCGGGCAAGGAAAATATCATCGTCGAACATTGCGCACGACTGGAGGAATGAAAAATGCGAATGATAGATGCCGATAGCCTTGAAAGCAAACTGCCCGCCCACAGCAACGACAGCGACCACGTTATGACCCGCAATTTCGCCGTTGAAAGTTTCCGGGCGCTTATCAAAGCAGAACCCACCGTGACCCCGTCGCCTGTCTACGCAAAGGGCATCTTATTAGATCGGGCAGTTCGGTACGACCTGCAAAATGCGTTCCCGAAAGCGCTTTTAAATTTGCGTCTGGAGCTGATCGCTTACCCGGCCCGTAACACCACCGTGCCGCTGTACGGTGCTGACACGATAGAAGAACTTAACGCAAGAATTATTGAATGGTGCAGCCGCGAAGCCTGTAAGTCCTACAGTCCGGCAAGTGTGAAATACCATCTGAACGGCATAAACCAGTTCTGCCACACAGACTTTACCCGTGACGGCATGGAATATATCTATACTAATCTGGGCAACGGTATCAACCACGATCTGTGCCTGCGCTTTGTCGGTGAAATGGACTTTAATCTGAACAAGTTGAAACACGAGATTGAGAAAATGGAGAAGCCGACATGAACAGCGCCGTCTTTTACTCCAGCAAAACCGATATGTGGGCAACGCCGCAGGATTTCTTCGACGCCCTTGACGCCGAATTTCATTTTACGCTGGATGCCTGCGCAGTCAAGGAAAATGCAAAGTGCGAGGCCTACTACACCCCAGAGCAAGACGGCCTTGACCAGCCTTGGACAGGCCGAGTGTGGTGTAATCCACCATACGGGCGGAACGTTGGCCAGTGGGTCAAAAAGGCCCACGACACTGCTTCGGGGGGGGGATTTGTCGTTATGCTACTGCCTGCCCGCACTGATACACGCTGGTTTCACGATTACATCTATGGCAAAACGGAAGTCAGGTTTATCAAAGGTCGCTTGAAATTTGGCAGTTGTCAAAACGCGGCCCCGTTTCCAAGCATGGTTGTAATTTTCGGAGGTGAACACAAAAATGAGTAGAACCCCATCTGAACGCCTGCGCTGTGAAACCTGCCTGTATTGGGAAGATTTCAACGGCGTATGCTTTTGCGGCGCAAGCCCCTATTGTGCCGACTTCACGGACGGCGATGATGGCTGCTGTTACTGGCAGAAGAAAGAGCCTGTCACACAATCCCCGGCGGGTACGGAGGGCATAGAATGAAAGCATGGAACGTACATCAAAAATACGGCGATGCCACCGCTATCGTATTTGCGGAAACAGCGGGAAAAGCCAAAACGACAGCACTTGCAACAGAAAATTTCTGGGGCAGTGACTTTCTGGATGTTGAAGTACACCGTCAGCCCGGCGCTGACCAATTCTACACACCCGGAAAAACCGAAATGGACTGGTGCGACCCGCAGGACAGAATAAACATGGTTAAATATTTTGGCTTTACTTGTCTTGAACATGTCGAAGAGTGCCATTTTTGCCCAGCAAAAGAATTTTGCGAAGATAGAAGGGATGTGTAGCCGTGTCAATCAGCAAAAAGACCCGCGTTGCGGTGTACAAGAAATTTGACGGTCATTGCGCTTACTGTGGCCGCCACATCGCCTACAACGATATGCAGGTAGACCACTTCAAGCCGCAGAGGGCGTGGAACCCAGAGGATTCCGGCACGGACGACATTGAAAACCTTATGCCGTCCTGCCGTATGTGCAACCATTACAAACGCGCCCACGACCTTGAAACATTCAGACGATACATTGAGGAGATTCCGCGAAAACTGCAAGAGAACTACATTTACAAGGTCGGCATCTCTTACGGCAATGTGCTGGAAAATCCGAAAGCAATCAAATTCTATTTTGAGAAAGTGAGGGATAACCATGCGGCTGATTGACGCGGATAAAGTACTGCCCTTATCTGACCTAAGCGGATGCACTTATGAGGGCGACGAGTACCAAGCATATAAGAGCGGCGCAGAGTATGTGCGCGGATTGGTGGACGATACACCGACTATCGACCCGGAAAGCCTGCGACCTTCGGACAGAATCCGACGTCTTGCCGACATTCTTGAAAATGAGCACCGCGACAGATTTATAACCATTGATACCCTTGCTTACACATTGCGCCGGCTTGCTGACATCGTGGCGAAAGACGAACCGGCACATTGATAATGAAAGAGAGGCCCCAGAATGACCATACTTGTCCTATTCATCCTAGCCGCCTTTATTTTTGTGTGGATTACCATGTAGAAAGGGGAAACAATGCGACAAAGAAACCTACAACTTGACGATTACGGAATATCTTGCTGGCGATATAAGCAGCTATACGCAATGTGTCGCCAGTACCCGGAAAAGCGCAAAATTCTTTCTTCCTGCCGAGAACTTGACGCAATGGTAAACGATGGTTTACCGCACGGAAACAGCAAGGCAGACCCTACAGCGAGAAAGGCGGATATTGCACTACAGTTACAGCACGATATTGCACTGATTGAGGACACCGCGCGGGCGGTTGACCGTGTAAACTGGCTTCCACTCCTACAAAACGTGACAGAAGGTGTGCCGTTTGAGCATCTGCAAGTATATTGCGGAAGGCGGCAATTCTATGAGATGAGACGCAAGTTCTTTTGGCTACTGGATAATCGAGAAAAAGGGTAACTGTGGGGACGTTGTCAAGCGCTATAATGAATATGCTGAAAAGCGAGCAAAAAGACGTTGCTATTTTCATTTTCTTTCCTTTCTCTATACTTTGACAGCCGGGAAAGACCGGCATTTTATATGCTGCATAGCCAGCCGCAAACTTGGCCTGACAAGTCAATACGGCAAGGGCGCTGCGTTCCGCAAGCTACGGCGTGGCAAAGGTGCAAGACCTATGTGCAGTACCAGACGGCAGGGTCGCAACCTGTCTGTGTGAGCGTGCGCGGTATACCTCACAAATGATGACAATGGTCGTGCAAACGGCAAGCCGCACATGCCCTTGTAGCTCAATGGCAAGAGCCTTGGTGTGCCGGTTCAAGTCCGGCTGAGGGCAAAGTCTGGGTCGCTCCCACCGGTGAAAGCCCGGCGCAGGAAACGCGATAGCTAACCTGAACGCTGTAAGCAAAGCGGCAAGCCGATCCGGAGCGCGGCGCGATGGCAGATCGCAACGGGACTTCGAGAGCCTGAAAAAGTCTGCCCGGCATCTGCTTGTGCGGACTCCGTTACTGACGCAGTTACGCATCGCCGAAACCCATTACATCAAAGCAGAAACCGTAAACCAGCAGACGGGATATAAAACGGGTTGGGTGCCGCGTTGTGATTTTCTACGCGGAATATAAATAGAGGAAATCAAAAAGCGTTGCGGGACTGCTACCCGCAACGGGTGAGACCGGCACAGCATATACCGGTAGGGCGGGAACGCGCTTTTCCTCCGGCGCAAAGGGGTTTAGGGGGATATAAGCCTACACAAATTGTGTGGGCTTTTTGTGTTTTGGGAGGACTTGCAAGGTGAGGTACGGAGTTCCATATCAGGGAAGCAAAAACAAAATAGCTGACTGGGTTGTTGACCACCTTCCGGACGGAAAAACACTTGTTGATCTATTTGCCGGTGGATGTGCCGTTACTCATGCTGCTATTCTGGCTGGCAAGTGGGAGAACTTTATCATAAACGATTTGGGCGACGCGCCAGATGTCTTTGAAAATGCGGTAAATGGGAAATATGCAAACGAAAAGCGCTGGATTAGTAGAGAAGATTTTTACAAACTGAAAGATAGCGACCCGTATGTGAGATATAGTTGGAGCTTTGGGAATAACGGAGCCGACTATTTATATGCGCGGGAAGTAGAATCGTGGAAAAAAGCGCTGCACTATGCGCGGGTTTTTGGCGACACATCGCTCTTGCAAAATATGGAAATCGAAGGAGACGGAAGCCGTGCGGACGTTATGGCGCATAAAGCCGAGTACAAGGAAAAATATATTCGGTGGTGGCTTTCACGTCAGAAATATCCCCAAGCAGAGATTGACAAACTGATTAAAAACGTGAAAGCTGATGTAGAGAGGGACAAGGAAGAACTGAGGGCGTATCTTCTGAAAGCCTTGAAATCGTCAGGCTTGACGCAGGCTGAGGTTCAGCGTCGACTCGGAACGCAGATGGCAGGGCATTACTTCGGGCGCTCACAGTGGGGATTCCCGACGCAGGAAATGTACCAGCGTATGCAGGAGTTTATTCCGCTTCCCGATGATTATAATGAGCTTGTCGGATTGTTCAGGCTCAGACAAAGTCTGCAAAGGCTGCAAAGTCTGCAAAGTCTGCAAAGTCTGCAAAGTCTGCAAAGTCTGCAAAGTCTGCAAAGTCTGCAAAGTCTGCAAAGGCTGCAAAGTCTGCAAAGTCTGCAAAGTCTGCAAAGTCTGCAAAGGCTGCAACTTGATTATAGAAACGTTGAAATCCCGCAAGGCGCCGTTGTGTACGCTGACCCGCCATATAAAAACACAGATTGCACCGGGTATGCTGGGCAATTTGATTATGATGCTTTTAAAAAATGGCTTGCGGACGTTCCATTTATGGTAATCGTGAGCGAATACAATGCACCAAAAGGGTGTGCAGAAATCGCAAGCATAAAAAAGCAGCAGACAATGGGAACTGGGAATAAAGGCGGGACAAACACAGAAAAACTGTTTGTGCAAGACAGATTTTATGAACGTTATAAGTGCGCAATGAATTATCAAATAGAGATGGAAGCGTAAAGCGAGGTGATAAAGTGGCATCAAGAAAAAATCCGGGGGGCGCACCACCTAAATACAGAAGCGTAAAGGCAATGCAAGAAAAGATTGATGCCTACTTTGAAGCCTGTAAAGGAAAGCCGTTTTTAGACGATAACGGAGAACCAATGCGAAATAAAAACGGCTATATCATCTATGACGATAAAAAGCCGCCTACTGTGACAGGGTTGGCGCTTGCACTTGGTTTTGCATCAAGGCAGGCGCTTTTGAATTATCAAAACAAACCAGAGTTCAATGACACGATTACGCGTGCAAAGACCCGTTGCGAACAGTACGCCGAAGAAAGATTATACGACAAAGACGGCTCCGGCGGTGCGCAGTTCAGTTTGCGGGCAAATTTTGGATGGAAGGATAAGCCGGAACAACAGCAGGATAGCGAGGTGCAAATCATAGATGACTTGTAAGCTATCCGGGATTGTTTCCCCTTGTTTCTCCGAAGTCCACCGCGAAATCAAGGCGGGCAATGTAAAAGAGCTTGTCGCAAAGGGTGGGCGCGGCAGTACAAAATCCAGCTATATAAGCATAGAGCTGATTTTGCAGCTCATAAAGCATCCGCAATGCCACGCGGCAGTGTTCCGCAAGGTCGGAAACACACTGCGCACAAGCGTTTATGCACAAATCGTCTGGGCAATCAATGAGCTTGGCTTGCACGACCATTTTCGCTGCACGGTCTCCCCGATGGAATGCACCTATCTGCCCACCGGGCAAAAGGTGCTTTTTTTCGGCGTTGATGACCCAGGAAAGGTAAAGTCAATCAAAGTGCCGTTTGGCTATATCGGCATCTGTTGGTTTGAAGAACTTGACCAGTTTGACGGGGAAGAGCAAATCCGAAACGTGGAGCAGTCATGCCTGCGCGGCGGCGACTGGTTCATCACGTTCAAGAGCTTCAACCCGCCAGCAATGGCGCGGAACTGGGCAAACGGGTACGCTCTGAAAGCCCGCAAGGGAAAGCTAGTACATCATTCCACCTACAAAACAACGCCCGCAGAATGGCTCGGCGAGCGGTTTCTGGCCGACGCTGAATACTTGGAGCGCACAAACGAAACAGCATACCGGCATGAGTATCTGGGCGAGGTTGTCGGAAGCGGCACAGCGGTATTCGAAAACCTGAAGATTCAACCAATCACAGACGAGCAGTTGAAAACATTCGACAGAATCAAGCGCGGCGTTGACTGGGGCTGGTATCCAGATCCGTGGGCCTACAACGCCGCGGCCTACGATGCAGCGCGGCGCACGCTATACATCTTTGACGAGCTAACGCGGCGCAGAACCAGCAACAGAGACACGGCGCAACTGCTTTTGGATAAAGGGCTGACACGTGAGGATAAAGTCTGCGCGGATAGTGCCGAGCCAAAGTCCATCGCCGATTACAACAAGTACGGTGTGAAAACATTCCCGGCCAGAAAAGGGCCAAAGTCTGTTGTATACGGTACAAAGTGGCTGCAGATGCTTGATGCTATTGTAATAGACCCCGTGCGATGCCCGGACACGGCAAAAGAGTTCAGCGAGTATGAATACGAGCGGGACGGCAAGACGGGGGAAGTACTGGAAGGCTACCCGGATTTAAACAACCATCACATTGACGCAGTGCGTTATGCGATGGAGAGCACAGCGAACAAGGCGGGAGACACCGCCGAAACCAGATACAAGAGCATTTTCGTGTAAAGGCGGTGAGAAGACGTGAAAACATACCAAGATTTTGTAGCGGTTGGCGAGGACGAAAAGGCCCGCATGAGTTTCATACTGGGCGCAATCAACGAGTATAAGGCCGACCATAGCACACGCCTTGCAGCGAACGCCAACAAGTATTACCACGGAGAAAACCCTACAATCAACAAATACGAGAAAATCATTTACGACATGCAGGGCAAGGCGCACCGTGACATGTACACGGCAAATCACAAGATCGCAAGCAAGTTCTTTGGTTTGGTCGTAGACCAAGAAGTTTCGTATTTGCTGGGCAACGGCGTTTCATTTCAGAAGCCGGAGACAAAAAAGGCGCTTGGTGCGACGTTTGATGAAGATATTATGGACGCTGCCCGCCATGCTTTGATTGACGGCCAGTCTTTCGTATTCTGGAATCTAGACCACGTGCAGGTGTTCGCAGCAGAGGAATTTGTTCCCCTGTACGACGAGGAAGACGGCTCCATTAAAGCCGGAATCCGTTTCTGGCAGGTGGCAGACAATAAGCCGCTACGCGCCACGCTGTACGAGCTTGACGGATATACAGAGTATCTAAAGCCCAAAAGCGATGATATGGCGATTCTCAAGCCGAAACGCGCCTATAAGCTGAAGTTGCGCACCAGCGAGGCAGACGGCACAGAAATTTATGACGGTGAGAACTATCCCGGATTTCCTATTATTCCGCTGAAAAACGGTGAGCAGGCCCACAGCGAGCTACAGGGGCGACAGAATACCATTGACGCGCTCGACCTTGCAAGCTCCAACATGGTAAACAACGTTGACGAGGGAAACCTGATTTTCTGGGTTCTGACCAACTGCGGAGGCATGGACGAGCAGGACGATACAAAGTTCATTGAGCGTCTGAAAACTACCCACGTTGCCCATGCTGACGGTGACGAGGGCGCGAAGGCCACGCCACAGAGCATCGAAGCGCCGTTCCAAGGCACGCAAGCCACCATTGACATGCTAACCAAAAAGTTATACGAGGACTTCCAGGCGTTTGATTCTGCGGCTGTCAGCGCTGGAAACCAAACTGCAACGGCTATCAAGGCCAGTTATGTGCCACTCGACCTAAAAACAGACAAGTTTGAAAGCTGCGTGACGCGCTGCATCAAGGGCATTTTGGCGGTTGCCGGTCTTGATGACGACCCGACATACACGCGCAACCAGATTATCAACAAGCAGGAAGAGGCACAGACGGTCTTGCTCGGAGCGGAATATTACGACGACGAGTACATCACGCGCAAGCTATTGACCATCCTCGGCGACTCAGACCAGTTTGAAGACTTGATGAAGCGAAAGGCGGCAGAGGAGCTAGACCGCACGATTAACAATTCGCAACCTAACGAACCGCAGAACCAGCCGTGAGAAGGACTAAACGGCAATGAAGAAGAATGACAAGAGATTGAAAGGGGGGAATCAAAGTGGGAGGTCGTGGCTCTGGAAGCGGCAGGCGAGGGGCAGATAAGCCTAAAAGCCGATTTGGCAACCCTGTAAAAAACGCTAAAAAGGTAACAAGAGAAAAAACAGCCGCGCCGACTTTGAAAACCGCAAAGGACATTGTTCCGTGGGTAAAACATCAATCCGGCGTTGACCTTGATAAATACAGGAATTCCTTAACAAAAGGATTTGACAAAAGAAATCAGATTTTTGTGGATGCGTCAAAAATGACCAAAACAGAACGGCGAAATCTTGCTTTGCTGGAGACGCACAAGGGCTATAAAACAAACATTCTTACAGAGCTAAGCGGAACATGGTTACTTGGTATAAAAGTTAAGAAAAAATGAGAAAACCTGATTATGCTGAATTTTGAAAACCTCGACAAAGCTAACTTTTTAGGCATTGGCAAATACGATGCGCCGATTATCCAGCCGGAACACATTGATGTGCGGCATCTGGAATGGATTCCGTTCAACTTTGCTAAAACCTGTACGGACTGCGCAACAAAAGGCGTTCACTTTTTTCGTGGATGATTATCAATTCCAAAGGGTGTGGAATCAGCCGGACAAGTACATTCCTCTGTTGCGAAAATTTGGCGCTGTGTGTGCGCCTGATTTTTCAATGTATACAGATATGCCGCTTGCTATGCAGATATACAATCACTATCGCAAGCACTGGCTGGCGGCATACTGGCAGCAATGCGGGATTCACGTTGTGCCAACCTTGTGTTGGAGCGACGAGAAAAGCTATGAATGGTGTTTTGATGGTGAGCCGAAACATTCGATTGTGGCAATATCCAGCGTGGGAACGCAGCAAAACAAGCAGAATCAAGCGTTGTTTGAAAAAGGCGTTCGGGCGGCGTTGGCAAGGCTTGAACCCAGTGAGATTTTGTGGTATGGCAAATGCCCAGAAGAATTTGACTGGAACGTCACGAGGATTCAGCCATATTATGCAAGAGTAAAAAGGAGATGCGAAAATGGGCGGTAGAGGTTCTGGAAGCGGCAGGGGCGGCAGTGGGGTGCAACCCAAAAAAACAACACTTGATGAATATCTTGGCGCGCGAGGGCTAAGTTCTCCTATAAGCGATTACATGGATGATAAAATCCGCAATCCGCACGGAATGACGGAAAGACAGAAAAAGCAATTTCAAAAGGATGCTGCGGCAGCTGCAGATGAATACCAGAAAAAGAGAAGCGCAGCCATTAAAGAGTATCAAGCAGGTGTGAAATCTGGGAAAATTGTGGAAAAATCGAGAATTGATGTTTTGCTTGACCGCGCACGAGGACACGAAGACAACGAATCGACACAGGCAGCGCGAAGGGCATTAAAAAAGCGTGGAATCAATTGGAAAATAGGTAGAAAGCTGTGAAAAAACCTGATTATGCCCACAAACTGACGGATGAACATCTCGCCGAGCTGGAACAGAGAATCGCCCAAAAATACGAGCATAGGAATATAACCGAATCAGTAGCGATGCCATCAAAATCAGATGCGGCTGCCCCCGTTCTCCGAGAAACAGTCAATACGATTGTCAATGGGCAGGTTGTGAAGGTTTACAAGGACGAAATTGAAAAAACACTATATAAACACTTGTATGATGACTTGTGTTGCGTATTTATCAATGGTGCGTAGGATGGCGAGATATGGAAAAAGCAGACGAAGGCCACAAGCTGACCGACAAGGAGCTTGCAAAGCTGGAACGGCGCATTGCAAAGCTGTACAAAGAAGCTGCTGACGAATTGACTGACACGGTGAAAGCCTATTTTGAGCAATTTGAGAAGCGTGATGCAGCCATGAAAGAAAAGCTGGATGCAGGCGAAATCACCGAACAGCAGTACAAGCAATGGCGGCTTGCGCAGATAGGCCGAGGCAAGCGTTTTGAAGCCCTGCGAGATAAAGTGGCAGAAAGATACACCGATGCCAATGCAACGGCTGTGGCATACGTCAATGACGCCACGCCGGGCATCTACACGCTGAACAGGAATTATGCAGCTTACAAAATAGAGCAAGTTTCCGACAAAGCAGATTTTACGCTGTGGGATGAGCAGACTGTGAAACGTCTGATTGTGGAACAGCCTGACCTTATGCCGTACTACCCGCCAAAGCGGGCATTGCAGCGCGGAATTGACCTTAAATACGGAAAGCAACAAATCACAGCAAGCGTGACAAGCTCCATCCTGCAAGGCAAAAGCATACCAAAAATTGCAAACGACCTGCAAAGCCGTATGCAGGATATGAGCCGCGCAAGCGCCATAAGAACGGCGCGGACGGCGGTCACAGGAGCGCAGAACGCGGGGCGGCTAGATACTTACCGCGCCGCACAAGACATGGGCATAAAGCTGAAAAAGCAATGGCTGGCAACGCTGGACAACCGCACACGCCACGCACATGCAATGCTTGACGGCCAGACAGTAGACGTTGACAAGCCGTTTAAGGTTGACGGTTACGAGCTTATGTATCCGGGAGACAGTTCCGCACCGGGTTATCTCGTGTACAATTGCCGATGCACCCAGATTTCGGAGGTTGATGGCGAGGATACAAGCAGCGGCGGCATACGCGCCAGAGACCCAGAAACGGGGGAGTCTGTGCTTGTGGGAGATATGACCTATGCAGAGTGGGCGGGGTGGAAAAAAGAAACTACTATCAATGGTAAAGACTTGCGAATTCAAAATGCGCTTAGAACGCAGGCTGCATCCGTTGATGATGGAATTGCGCTTGCAGAAAGTAAAGGCGTTAAGTATGCGCGTTTTGACAAAATGAACCTTGAACAGGTAAATAACATTCTTAATGCGGTCGATACCTTGCCGCAGGATTGCCGCCCCGCAATGATTGCAAATGGCAAAGACATTTCTACTGCGACCGGAAGACCGTTAGGCAGAAAGGCAGATCAATGGTGGGGCGTCACATACGATTATAGACAATTTGGTATTCGTACAATGCAACTTGGGTACGACAAAACCGATTACGATGGGGGTATTCTTGTTGGCTTGAATACACAAAAATTCAAAAGCATCGATGACATAACAAAAGCAAAAGAGAAAAACAACGAAAAGTATCGTGCAAAAACGGGAAATGACTGGTCGTTTAACACTGACGGCAGAGCTACCGCGTATCACGAATTTGGACATTGTGTTGTTAATGTTCGCGGATTGCCTGATAATTGGGAATCAATATCCAGTGCATGGGCAGAAGAAAGCAAATGCGACATTTTGAAAACGCCTGATGAAGCATTTGCAGAAGCGTGGGCAGCGTATCATCTTGGCGATGAAAGATTGCCGCAAAACATTGCAGAAATCATTCAAAAAATTGCGGAGGGCAAATAAATGGAGTTTATTCCGATTTGCTTAGAATGTAATAATTTTAAGCAGTATGATAAGTGCCAATATTATGAGCCTATCCCGCAAAAAATAAAAAACCGTGAAGTTAAATGCCCGCATTTTTCCGACGGAGATTACGAATTATTTATAGGTGCACCGAATAATGAAAATCACACTTGAAGACCACAGTGATGAAGTATTGGAAGCGCTGGAATCCGCTTGCCAGCGGGCGCTGGAAAAATGCGGGCTTGTGGGTGAGGGGTACGCCAAAAAGCTGTGCCCCGTCGACACAGGCAACCTGCGCAACAGCATTACACATATGGTCAGTGACAGCGAAAAAGCCGCGTACATCGGCACAAACAGCGAGTATGCGGTTTATGTGGAGTGCGGCACGGGCATTTATTATCCCGGCGGCCGACAAACGCCGTGGGTGTACAAAGACGCAAAAGGCGATTGGCATTTGACGCACGGCCAACGGGCAAAGCCTTTTATCAAGCCTGCCGTTGCCGAGCACGGCGAACAGTACAAAAGAATCATCGAAGCAGAGCTGAAAGGCAAATAAGCCTCTCGGCTCTTTTTATTAGCATCTACCGCGTTTGCGGCAGGTGCTATTTTTACACGAAAAAACAGCGAAGCACTGCTGTTTTGAATAAATAAAACTCAAATGGCGAAGAACCGCCACCGAAGAAAAGGAGAGAACCCCCATGGCAAAATTTACACGCGCTGAAATCCGTAAAATTATTGGCGAAAGCTGCACTGACGAAATTGAAAATCAGCTGGTGGCGCTCCATCTGGGCGTTGTTGACCCGCTGAAGGACGACGTCACGCGGTATAAAGCCGATGCAGAAAATCTGCCGGGCGTTCAGAAGGAGTTGGACGACCTGAAAGCGCAGGGCGACGGCGGCTACAAGGCTAAGTATGAAGCAGAGCACAAGGCTTTTGTGGACTACAAGGCCAACGTAGACGCTGAGAAAACAACGGCTGCCAAAGAAAAGGCGCTGTCCGACGTCCTGCTGAAAATCGGCATTTCTGAAAAACGGATTTCCTCTGTCGCACGCCTTGCAAAGGGAGACGGCCTGCTTGACAAACTGGAATTGGATGACAAGGGCGCTATCAAAGACGCAGCTGCACTTGAAAAGAGCCTCAAGACCGATTATGGCGAGTACATCACCAAGAGCAGCACCAAAGGCGCAGACACGTCTACTCCCCCTGCCAACAATGGCGGCAAGGCCCTGACGCGGGAGGACATCTACAAGACGGATGACAAGGGCCGTTATGTACTGTCCACCTCCGAGCGGCAGGCGGCGCTTGTGAACCTCATGCAAAACGAAGCTGACGATTAACAGAAAGGAGCCAAAATATGGCTGCAAAAACTAACCTGACTACCGCTGCCCAGATTACTGTCAACGCCCGCGAGGTTGACTTTGTCACCCGCTTTGGTAAGAACTGGGACGCGCTGCGTACCATCATGGGCATTATGCGCCCCATCCGCAAGGCCCCCGGCACAAAGCTGGTATCCTATGAGGCCACTGTTGACGGCACTCTGGCTGGCGGTACGTCCGTTGCCGAGGGCGATGAAATTCCGCTGACCAAGATGAAGGTCGAGCCCAAAACCTACGGCGACATTGAGATTGCCAAGTATGCCAAGAGCGTATCCGTTGAGGCAGTCGCCAAGTACGGCGCAGACGTTGCCGTTGAAAAGACCGACGAGGCGTTCCTTGTAGCCCTGCAGAACAAGGTTCTGGGCGACTTCTACACCTTCCTGAACACTGGCTCTCTGGCTGTAGCTGCTACCACTTGGCAGCAGGGCCTTGCTCTGGCAAAGGGCAACGTGCTGGACAAGTTCGCCAGCATGGACCGTGATGTTACCGAGGTTGTCGGCTTTGCCAACATTCTGGACTTCTACGGCTATCTGGGCGACAAGGAAATCACCACGCAGACAGCCTTCGGCCTGACCTATGTTCAGAATTTCATGGGTTATTCCACCCTGTTCCTGCTGCCCGAAAAGTACATTGCAAAGAACAAGGTTATCGCCGTGCCTGTTGAGAATATCGACCTGTATTACATCGACCCCGCCGACAGCGATTTCGCCAAGCTGGGCCTGAACTATACCGTCGAGGGCGAAACCAACCTGATTGGTGTGCATGTTGACGGCGACTACAGCCGCGCAACTGGCGATATGTACGCTCTTATGGGCATGAAGCTGTGGGCAGAGTACCTGGACGGTATCGCCGTCGCCACCATTACGCCCGCAGAAACCCGGAGCGCAAAAACTGTCAAGGCAGTACAGTAAAAAGGGGGCAGCGTAATGCTTGAAGAATTGATGCGAGAGTGCCGGAACTGGTATAAGGTTCCGGATGGCGCGTACAGCGGCACATTTACCATCAAGGACGGCAGCATTACGCTGCCTTTTTTAGTTGAAGGGCAATATTTCCGCATTATCGGGAGCGTGTTCAACGATGGCGTGTACCAGTACGGTGCTGGCAGTTTGACCGATGAAACGTTTGACGGGACTGTGTGGGCGCTGGCTGTGCCCGCTGCTTTTATTTCTCTTGTTGAGGATGTGGAAGCATGGCGCAACAAGTATGAGAGCGCCGCAAACAGCCCGTTTCAGAGCGAGAGCTTTGCGGGGTATAGTTACACCAAATCGAGCGCAAGCGGCAATTCTGGCGGCTCTGTGACGGGCTGGCAAGGTGTATTTGCATCACGGCTGAACAAGTGGAGGAAACTGTAATGAGAACCGATAAACTCGGCGCCGATGTTACTGTAAATCTCAGCATGAACATTGACAAATCTACAGCTGAGGGATGCTTAAAAATCGTCGAAATGTTTGTGAACGCAAGCAATGCTCGCGTCGTTGCAGATAGAGAGCCAAATGGCGATGTGAGGTATCATTATGAGCTTGCTTGATGATTTTTCGCACAGTTGCATCATTATGGACAAGCGGACAAAGCCTGACGGTGAGGGCGGCTATGCTACCGAGTGGATCGAGGGCGCAGAGTTTGCGAATTACGTTGCATTGGACAGCAGCCTTGAAGCGCGGCAGGCCGAAGCGCAGGGGGTGACCAGCGTGTATACCGGCATTGTGCGGAAAGATGTGCCCATCGAGTACGGCAGCGTGTATAAGGACGTGACGACCGGGGCATATTTCCGGGTCACGAGCCGCCCGGAAGAAAAGCAAGCCCCTGCAAGCGCTTCTCCTATGCTGAACGGCTTAAAAAGTTTTACGGCTGAAAGACTGCGGGAGGGATTGCCTACATGACAAAGGGCGCTGCATTACAGCAGTTTTTCGGGCAATTTATGACCGCATACGCCAGCAACGCCGTGCCGGATGACGCTGTACTCCCATACCTGACCTATGATGCTGTGATGGATACTTGGTCAAATTCTGTATCTATCACAGTAAATATGTGGTTTCATACCACATCCGAAGCTGTGCCAAACGCAAAGGCGCAAGAGCTTTTGACGGCTCTTACAAAAGGCGACCCGACTTTGCCGTGCGATGATGGGATTATCTGGCTCAAACCCGGCTCACCGTTTAGTCAATCGCTGGCAGATGACACAGACAAAAACCTAAAACGGCGGTACATCAACGTGACCGCCGAATTTTTATGCCTAAATTGAGGTGAAAGCATGAAATTTACTCGTATCCCCGAATCGGCGTTCAAGGAATTGGTTCTGAACGCCGGGTATCTTGCAACTACGTTTGACCCGACTGCCGGTACTGCGCCGGAAGAAAGTGCGCTGCTGGGCGCTACGACTGGCGGCATCAACTTTACGGCTGTGCCAAGCTTTACCGACTTCGGCGAGGACATCGACAACTGTCCCAAGAACATGAAAGAGCTGAAGCAGATTGAATCCTGGGAAGTCAAGTGCAGTGGCACTTATGTTTCGGCATCGGCAGAAAATGCCAAAAGCATGCTTGGCGCTGCGGATGTTACGACTACTTCCAAGGTTTCAAAAATCACGCCGCGCAACGACCTGAAAGACAGCGACTTCACGGATTTGTGGCTGCTTTGCGACTATTCGGACAAGCACGGCACTACTAATGGCGGTTTTTGCGCCATTCACATGCTAAATACGCTGTCTACCGGCGGTTTCAGCTTGCAGACGGGCGACAAGGAAAAAGGCCAGATGAGCTTTGAATACACGGCGCACTACTCCATTACCGCGCAGGACACTGTGCCGTGCGAAGTGTATATCAAGGCCGGGGAGGATGAAGCCTGATGCGTATTTTTTCTGAACTTAGCACTGATGAAGCGCTGGAAGTCGTTTTGCAAATCGCGCAGCCCATCACAAACCTGATTGATGATGAAGCGCTTGTGAAAGAGATGCAGAAAGCGATGCCGAAGGGCGAAACGACCCGTATTGCAATGCAGCGTTTTGGCCTTGCGAAAATTGTTAAGCTGCTGAACATTGCGTTGAAACAGCACCGCGAGGACGTGTACGGAATTCTCGCACCGTTCAACGGCCTGACGGTGGAAGAAATCGGCAAGCAGAATTTCCTTATCACCTGCAAGCAGGTTGCCGACCTGTTGAACGATAAGGGGTTTGTTGATTTTTTCAAATCGTATCTCGGTGGCGGGCAGAACAAGTAATCCCTGTACTGCTGAAAATGCCGAAACTGAGCGCAAAGGCGCTTGTGTCGGCGCTGCCTTACGCTTTAAAAGCTGATTTTGAAGAACAGATGTACAAGGTGTACATGACTGACAGTGCGTGGAGCCTTGTAGTAGCTGTGACAGGCGTAAAGGACAGGCCAGCGAGATATATTGACATTATCCACCCGCCCAAAGTGGATACGCGGACGCCGGAACAGGTGCAGGCGGATTTCAAAGACTTTGCGGCGCGGCATGGATTGAAAACAAAAGAACGGCAGGAGGTGAGCGAGTAAGTGGACGTATTTGACCTTTTTGCAAAAATCACACTGGATTCCAGTGAATATGAAAAAGGCTTGAAAAATGCGAAAAGCAGCGCAAGCGGATTGACGGGACTGTTTGGGAAGGTTGGTTCGGCTGCTTCAACAGTTGGCAAAGGCATCTTTAACGTTGCTACGAACGTTGCGAAAGTATCTGTTGCCGCAACTACGGCAGGAGCAACAGCAATTTCGGCGTTGACAGGACTTGCAATTAACAGTTATGCAGATTACGAGCAGCTTGTAGGCGGCGTTGAAACGCTGTATAAAACCAGCGCAGATAAAGTTCAGCAGTATGCAGCCGATGCGTACAAAACGGCTGGGCTTTCGGCAAACGAGTACATGAACACGGCGACTACATTTGCAGCCGCGCTTGTGTCTAGTCTGGGCGGCGATACGGAACAGGCGGCAGAGCTTGCCAATACTGCCATTTCAGATATGTCTGACAACGCGAACAAGATGGGCACTAACATCTCGTCCATCCAAGACGCATACAACGGCTTTGCTAAGCAGAACTACACGATGTTAGACAACTTAAAGCTAGGCTATGGCGGCACAAAAACCGAGATGGAGCGCCTGATTGATGATGCCAACAAGCTCAACGCTGCCCAGGGAAAAGCCACCAATTACACCATTGACAGCTATGCGGACGTTGTAAGCGCGATTCATGATGTTCAAAACGCAATGGGCATTACTGGTACGACCTCTAAAGAAGCGTCAACAACGATTCAGGGGAGTGTAAATGCTACAAAATCCGCATGGTCAAACCTTGTAACTGGAATTGCCGATGATAATGCCAATTTTGGGCAACTTATCAGCAACTTTGTGGATAGCGCAACTACAGCGGCAAGTAACATCATCCCCCGCATAGAAGTCGCCCTGAACGGCGCTGCTAAGCTGATAGAGAGCCTTGTCCCTCCCATCATGGCAGAGCTGCCGAGCTTGATTGAAACCGTTCTGCCGCAGCTGGCGCAGTCTGCCGTAAACATTGTGCAGACGCTTGTTACGGGAATCAGCGCAAACGCGGAGCAACTTATTGATTCGGCAATTCAGATTATAACTGTGCTGGGAAACGGCATCTATCAGATGCTACCAACCGTTGCACAATCTGCCTTGCAAATCGTCTTGACGCTTGTTTCAAAGCTGAATGAGAACTTGCCGCAGATGCTTGATACTGCCGGACAAATGCTGATTGCGTTTGTAGAAGGCGTTTCGGAACACTTGCCGGACATTATGCTTGCCGCTGCATCTATCGTGGAAACCCTGCTGACCTACTTTATAGAGCATTTGCCGGACATTGTAGAAGGCGCAATGCAGATGGGCGACGCGGTCATTGATGGCATTATTGACGGCATTTCGGCAGCTTGGAACGGCCTTGTCAGCTGGTTTAATGGTTTGTGGGACAGCCTGTTCGGGAACCGCTCTGTTAATGTAGATGTCAACAGTAGTGGCACAACCGGTGGTCGTGCAGGCGGCCTTGATTTCGTTCCGTATAACAATTATGTTGCCAACCTGCATCGCGGCGAGATGGTGCTGACTGCTGATGAAGCGGATGCTTACCGGCGCGGCAATAGCGGCGGGGGCAGCTTTACAGTTAATCAGACAATTTACGCGGCAAAGCAGACGCCGGTTGAACTGGCAGCAAGTACAGCGGCGTATTTCCAGCGGGCGAGGTGGGCGTTATGAGTTTTTTAAGCAAGGCTTTTAAATACGTCAACTCGCTGGGGCAGTCTATCGTGTTTGACTACGCGCATGGTTATCTTATTAGCAAGCCGGATGGCATTGATACAATTTCGGTCACTGCCAACACGGCACAGGGCATCGGTCAAGTGGGCGCTACGGTGCAATCTAAGGCCATCCAGACGCGGCCTATTACCATCAATGGCAGAGTTATCGGCGACAATGTGCAAGCGATGAAAGACGCGCTTATGACCGTTGTACGGCCTGACCTGACCGGGGTGTTATATGCCGGAGATTGGCACATAGACGTTATTGTAACGGCATCGCCTACTATTGGCGCATCAAAACGCGGTGCGCCGTTTCAGCTTGGTCTGCTTGCCCCCTACCCGTATTGGGAAAGCGGCGAACGAAAGGCAATGCAGCTGCGCGGCGTGCAAGAAGGTTTTAAATTCCCATGGAATATCAGCAAAACGTATTATTTCGGCAAAGCCATTGTGCTGAAATACATTGTTTTGCAGAATTTTGGGCAATTCGATGTGCCGTTTAGGCTGGAAATCAATTGCGTTGGCGAGACGGCAACAAACGTAGGCATTGAAAACATGCTGACAGGCGAAGTTCTGCGGCTGGAAAAAACGCTTGTGAAAGATGAGCGTGTTGTTATCAAGACATCACACGGAAAGACAACTGTCACAAGCTCTAAGGACGGCGACTGCCGGGGCGCACTTACGCTTGAAAGCACACTGTACAGAATTCACACAGGCGATAATGCGTGGAAGCCTACTGCGGACAGCGGGCTTGAAAACGTTGAGATGAGTGTTTCGTTTGCGGAAGAAAGTGCGGGTGTAACGGTAATATGAGATTAGAGCTGTTCTCCCATGACCTTAGCAACCGACACGAAATTACCCACGCCATCAGCGGCGAGTTTTCGGACTATTATAACGGTGTAGGAAAATTCACGTTGGTTCTACCGATGGACGATTACAGTATCTCTATTGTAGAACGGGACGCAGTTTTGTACATCGTAGAGCGTAGATTAGCTTACGAAGTAGCAAAGGTACAGTTTGACAGCGACAACGGAGAAATCACGCTGAACGGCTACAGCTTGAACAACCGACTGAATCGGCGCATAGTGGCAGCATCGGCCAGCGTTGTGAACGTGGAGACTGACGTTTACAACGTTGTATGCAACAACCTGCGTGGGCTGCCGGTGCTGCTGGCTGCTGGTAAGGGCCTTCCTGAAACCGTGCCCGCGACAGAGGTGTACGGCGAGGAACTTTTAAAAAAGATAATTCCCGTTTTGACGGACGCTGGCCTTGGTAACCGTATTGTTTTTGACTATCGGGCCAAGACCCAGACGTTTGAGGTGTACAAAGGTATTGACCGCACAGAGGGGCTGACCGCAGTTTTGTTTGTTCAAGAACGCGGCACAGCGCCCGGACTTGTAGTTGACGAGGACATTTCTGAATACAAAAACGTGTGCTACTGCGAAGCCAAATATAAGGACGGCACAAGCTTTGTTGTAAAGGCTGGCACGGCCAGCGACAATGAGCGACGGGAACTATGGGCAAGTTTCAGCGGCGACAGCCAGCAAGATGATGAAAGTAACGCGGATTTTGAAAGCCGCGTAAAGCGGTACGCCGCTTTACAGTTGGGCAGTCACCTGAACCGCAACGGCTTTTCGATTGACGCGAACGGTGACGAGCTTGGCACGGCATACAATGTTGGCGATTTGGTTTGGTGCGTTTCTTTGCGACTGGGTGTAAAGTACAAGGCAAGAATCACAGCGGCAAAGTATTCACAGGATGCAAACGGATCAAGCGTCAAGCTGATTATTGGTGACCCGATTTTAACAGTTTTGAGGTGATAAAGTGGCAGAAATCAAAAATTTTCCGAATAACGTGGATGAATACATCGGAGCCGAAAACGTTATGAAATGGCTGCATGGGCGTTCCAGCGGCGTTTTTGGCGCAGATGGCAATTTAAGTGTTACCGCAAACGGCGATATGACGGTAAGCGTTTCAGATGGCGTGGGCTGGCTGTCGAACGACAAAGCGGACGGCACAGTTTTTTGGAATGATACAAAAGAACAGACTGGAAGCGAGTTGCGGCTGACAATCCCGTTGGCAGACCCCGTCCTGCCACGTATTGACAGGATTGTTGTTAGCTGGGACACGGTGGATTATTCGTCAAAGCCGCGCATTGAAGTACTAAAAGGTACGCCAAATAATGCACCTACCGCCCCGGAACTCACAAACAACACTTTAAAACGGCAAATTTCTCTTGCGCGTATTAACGTTGCAGCGGCGGTAAGCAGCATTTCTGCGGATAGCATCACGGACGAACGGCTTGACCCCGATGCGTGTGGGCTTGTTACGGACTGGGTTAGCGTTGATACTACCACCATTCAGGCGCAGTTTTCCTCATTGCTGGAAAAGGTAAAGACCGAGCTGGCGCAACTGCACGGTGGCACAGCAATGATGACAAAGGCGCAGTATGACCCGGCTGGTGGCGGGTTAAATATCTGCGTGCAGAAATATGAGTGCAGCAAGAGTGGCAGCGTGTATGCGCTGACGGGCGAGGGCGCGGTGGGGCGGTTTAAGGTCCCCGCCGCGTGGAGTGCGGGCGACACGTGGACAGTCAACGGTGTGGCCGTGCCTGCGTATTGCGGCGCGGACGCGGCGGACGGGGACTGCGTTGTGACCGGGCGCTGGATCACATTTGTGTACGATGGCACGCGGCTGGATTTTAACGGCGGCGGTGGTTTAAGCGCGTCCAAGCTGGCACAGGCCACCGCCGCAGATACCGATGTGCTGACCGGAAAGAAATACTACGCAGGCGGTAAAACCATCAAGGAAGGAAAAATGCCGAACCGAGGCAGCTGGGGGGCAACGCTCTCCCCCGGAGGTGTGGCAACCATCCCCTCCGGATTCCACGATGGGAGCGGGCAAGTCACCGCTGTGAGTCTGAAAACGGTGACAATCACCATGTACACTTCATATGGTGACTGGACATACACGTTGCCCAGCGGCACATTGGTCGGCGTTTCTAACATAGCCGCTTCTGGAGATAGTCCCGAAATAGCAAGTCTAACAATTTCGGGTAACACCGTGCGCGTTACATGGAGCGGCAGCGAAGTGATCAACCGCCAGATTACATTGATTTACTACTAGAGGAGAGGCAAGACCATGAGAGAGTCAATCGTAATCAACGCCGAGAAACTGTTGTAATGTTAAGGAGGTAGGGCATGGTACATACTTTGAGACTTGACAACTACTCCCCCACCCCGCGGAAGCTGGTGCTGGGGACTAATTCCAGCTTTGGCACGGAGAGTATCAAGATTGAGCGCGGGGCCGGGTGGGACGGGCTCAATCTCACCGCAACGTGGCACATCCCCGGGCGGGAAGAGCCGCTGCGCGTGGCCCTGCTGGATGGGGATGCCATGGACGTGCCGCCCGAGGTGACGAAGGAGGCCAAGGATGGGGTGCTTGTGCTGGCCGGGCTGGCCTCCGGCGTGCAGCGGGCGAGTTGTAACGTGGAGTATCTTATCCTTGAGCAAGCGGGCGTATACGGCGGCGCGAATGCAGAGCCGACGCCCGAGCTGGCGGCGCAGGTGCTGCAGGCGGTGCAGGATGCCCGGGATGCGGCAAAGGACGCCGATCAGCGCGCCACGAACGCGGAGGACGTCGCCAACAGCGTGAGGAAGGACGCCGACAACGGGAAGTTTATCGGCCCAGTCGGCCCGCAGGGGCCTGTTGGGCCGCAAGGCGCGCAGGGGGCTGTTGGGCCGCAAGGCGCGCAGGGGGCTGCTGGAAAGGACGGCGTACAGATTGATGATGCGGCGGTGAGCGAGGATGCGCCGTGGAGCAGCAAGCACATCATTGATATGCTCTGCCCGTCGCTGGAAGAAAGCGGCAACCCTGTTGTGTGTTATCCCGTGGCTGGGTATCCGCTTGGCATAAAAGCGAAGTGGGAACCCGCGCAGGAGGGCACGGGAACACCGTATCCGGCAGGTGGTGGGCCTAACAAGCTGAATGTGGCCGGAGTTGTGAGCAGTAGAACGATTTCCGGCATCACTTTTACCATAAATCCGGACGGCACGATTGGTGTGAATGGAACTTCTACCGCAACCTGCTTTTTGAATCCGAATACCAAATTTAATAAAGCATATCTACAAAAAATCCCAGCAGGGGCTTACCGGTTTGACTTTGAACAGACTGCACTTAGCATCTTTTTATTTGGCTACTACGAGGACGGCAGCGAGTCCCCGATTGTGTATGCGGGGAACGTCGTGACCTATGCGCAGGACGCCTACGTTGGGCCGCAGATTCGCGTTGCTGCTGGTGTTACGGTGAATACCACAGCGCGGCTGATGCTGCATACGGGCACAAGTACGCCGAGCGCTTACGCTGGGTGGGAAAACATCCGCCCCATCAAGGGACGTGACAGCGTGAAAGTCGAACGGTGCGGGGAGAATCTGCTGCCGCATATCTTTGACAAGATACCCGACATGGTAACCAAAGACGGCCTTACCATAGTAAAAACGCCAAAAGGGACTATCCATGTATCAGGCAAGAAAACAGGGACTAACTGGACGGATTTATTTAGAATAAAATTAGCAGAATCTGAACTTGTTGAGATACCAGCAGGAACGTACTCTTGGGGCAGCGGCGTGAGCCTTGTGACAAACCACGGGAATATACACACGTCACCTTCTACCATCGACACGCCCCTCATTATCACGGGAGCATATGCGGCGGTAAATACAGCGGGAACGTATAACAAAGATTACATTCCAGCACTTGTTGCGGGGAGTGAGGAGCCGACAAAGGTCGAGCCGTACCAGGGCAGCACCAACACCCTGACCTTGCCTGAAACCGTGTACGGCGGTGAGGTGGACGCGGTGACGGGTGAGGGGCAGGATACGCAGAAACTCGTAATTCTGAATGGCACAGAATCATGGAACTCATGGGGAATCAACGCTTACAACCCTGCTATTACAGGATTTTATACATACGACATCAATGATTATGATGCTAAAAACACAAAAGTCATTTGTAGCCATTTAGAGACTCCGAACCAAGATGTGTGGGGTGGGCGGAATGCTGGAATTGGCTTTGCGACAGTCGGATCGTCGCGCTATTTTATGTTAAGCATGCTGACTAGCTCGCTACCCGATATATCAGCGGGACATGAAGTTGCTTCGTTGAAAGCCTACCTTGCCGCCCAGAACGACGCTGGCACCCCCGTGCAAATCGCTTATAAGCTGGCAACGCCCACTCCCTTCACTGCGACAGGCGCACAGCCCATCCCCGCGCTTGCAGGAGTGAACACCGTGCTGACCGATGCCGACAGCGCGACTGTGACGGGACGCGCAGACCCAATTAAACGCATTGAGGATTTGGAAGCAGCGGTTGCTTCTATCAACTGAAAGGAGAAATCACCATGGCTATCAAGAGTAAAGCACGGCACGATTTGACGCTGCGCAGCATCAAGCGGGAAATTGCAGCAGGACGTGACGTTGCGTTCTGGCTGGACAAGGCGTACACGCACTACGACAACGGCCTGCTGGATGAGGCGGACATTTCCGAGGTGGAAGCACTGGCACAGGCGTATTATGATGCGGTGGACGCGAGAGAGCGCGCAGACGAGGTTACGGAGACGCCGGATGTGCCGGAGGTTGACGGCGCTGAAAATACCACAGACGAATGATAGGAAGTGATACCATGATTTTTAGCGGGGGAAATCTCGTGAAGTACCCGTACAGCTGCTACGGTTACACGCGCGGCGGCGGCAAGATTTGGCACGGCGGCATTGATGTCTGCGGTATGGATGACGACAAAATCCGCATGCCCGGCTACAACGGCAAGAGCATTGCAGGAACCGTTGTTACAGCCCGCATCGTGACGAACAAGAGCAACAAAACATGGGAATGGGGCTATTATATCTGCGTGAAGCTGGACGCAAACCAGACCCCGGACGCAGTGAATTACCTGTATTTTTGCCACTGCTCCAAGTTGCTTGCAAGCGTAGGGCAGAAAGTAAAGACCGGCGATGTGCTGGCGATTGTCGGACAGACCGGCAACGCCGCAGGCACATGGACGCACTGCCACTTTGAAGTGCGAGCCACTGCCACGAGCAAGGGCCTTGACCCGACTGCGTATGCAGGCATACCCAACAAGGCGGGCACATACGGTGGCCAGCCTGTGCAGCCCGGCGGCGAGGAAGTTCTGATTGATGTGTCTCACCATCAGGGCGCTATTGACTGGGCAAAAGTTCCCTACCGCGCCGTTGTTCGCATCGGGTATCGCGGATACGGCACCGGAAAACTGATGAAGGACGAGCAGTACGATGCCAACCTGGCCGGGGCGAAAGCAAACGGAAAGCTGTTTGGATTTTATTTCTTCTCGCAGGCCATCACGGTGGAAGAAGCCCGCGAGGAGGCAGACTTCTGCGCAAGCCTTGCCCCGTCAGGATACCCGCTGTTTTTCGATGCCGAGTGGAGCCATGCCACGCACGATGGCCGCGCCGACCGCCTGACGAAAGACCAGCGCACGTCCATCGCTATGGCATTTTGCGAAAAGGCCAAGACGCACGGATTCACGACGGGCATCTACACCTTCACGGCCTTCGCAGGCGCAAACATCGACTACGCTTACCTGTGTGAAGATTACATCGGATGGCTGGCCGACACGCGCACGAACTACGACAAGACGCTGCCGCGCCACATCCACCGATACGGGCAAGGCGGCGTGCCGGGCATCACTGGCGTGGTTGATTTGAACCATCTGGTCAAAGCCCTGCCCGCAGCGGACAAGCCCGCAAACAAGCTGCAGGTCATCACGGTAGGGCCGGTATCGCAGGGGGATGCAGACGCAATCTACTTGCTGTGCAAGGAACGTGGCCTGACGGACGCCGGGCTATATAAATCTGAATGGGCCTGACGCCCGGAACGGAAGTAAAGAATGACAGATTGGGATATCGTCAAGGACACTGTTGTGCTTATCGGACTGATTGTCACTGTCACAACACCGCTTTTAAAACTGAATACCAGTATTACGCAGTTGAAGGCGCTACTGGACAGTGTGGTAAAGCAGGTGCAGGATAACGACAGGAGCAACAGCGCGAGCCATAAACGGTTGTGGGAGCACAACGAAGAGCAGGATGAGATTTTGCATAACCATGAAATGCGCCTACACGATTTGGACGGGAAGTAACTTGCTTTAATGCGGCACGCGCAATTATAAACGACGATTGTGCGCCGAAATTTAATTTGCACGCAATTTGCCGCGCGATTAAAATGCGCGCGCGATTTTGAAGGGAGAAAACTATGAGCATTGACTACATGACCTACATCAAACCGGAGCTGCTGGTGCTGATTCCCGCGCTTGTATTCATCGGGTACTGCCTGAAAACCAGCACGGCGGTGAAGGACAAACTGATTCCCGCCATTTTGGCGGCTGTTGGCGTCCTTTTGGCGGCGCTGTGGGTGCTTGCAACATCTACCATTGCTGTGCCTCAAGACTGGCTTATGGCCCTGTTCACGGCGCTGGTACAGGGTGTTCTTTGCGCTGCTGGCGCAGTGTTCGCTAATCAGATTGTAAAGCAGACCACTAAAAAAGAATAACGCTCTCAATAGTGCGCAAGTTCGATTTCTGTATACCCTTGGCGAAGTACAAATCTGTATGCTTTTTGCTTACTGACGAAGAAAAAGCGGTGCTTGATTACAAGCGACGCGGAATAACAAATGCAGAAATTGCAGCTGAACTCTATTGCAGCGAACGAACCGTAAACCGGCTCGTCAGAGCAATAGCGGACAAAATAAACAAATAAAAAGCCACTCTTTGGTTGATTTCCAACCAAAGAGTGGCTTTTTTTTGTCGTAAACATGACGTATAAATGGCGCACAAGGAAATGCGTAAAATATTACAATGTGTATAGGAGAGAAGACAATGTATAGAGAATTGAACTTAAACCCAGAGCACAAGCGCGTCGGCGATTGCACCGTGAGAGCCATAGCAGCAGCCACTATGCAGCAGTGGGAGACCGTATATACGGGCTTGGCTGTTGAAGGCTTGCTACTGCATGATATGCCGACTGCTAACTATGTCTGGGGTCGCTATCTTCGGCGGTGCGGGTGGAGCCGTTCGGCAATGCCGAACAACTGCTCGGACTGCTACACAGTGGCAGATTTTGCGGCAGAACACCCAGACGGCACGTATATTCTGGCTCTTGCGACGCACGTGGTTTGCGTCCGCGATGGGGACTGGCTCGACACTTGGGACAGTGGGGACGAAACTCCCCTGTATTACTGGGAAAAGAGGTAATCAATAGTGGCTTTTGGCGTACCTTATCAGCCCGGGTTTGCCCCGGGATACTACCCTATGAGCAACGGCGCAATGCCGGACCAGCTTTCACAGTTAAGGCAGGCCGCATATCCGCAACAGGCGGCACAGCAGCAATCCGCGCCAATTATCTGGGTTCAGGGAGAAGAAGCGGCGAAATCCTACTTATGCGCGCCCGGGAACAGCGTTTTGCTCATGGACAGTGAGAAAAGTTCATTCTACATCAAGGCGGTAGATGCAAGCGGGATGCCGCAACCCTTGCGTGTCTTCGATTATACAGAGCGAACAGCGGCGCAGAAACAGCCCGAAAAAGAGCCTGAACAGCAATCTAATAACTATGTTACCCGCGCCGAGTTTGACGCGCTGGCGGCCCGCTTTGACGCTCTGACGGCTGAAAAGCAGAAGAAAAAGGAGAATGACAATGCCAAATCCTCTGTTTAACGTTTTAGGCGGTGGGCGTATGCCCGGCGCTATGGGTCAATTCCAGCAGATGATGCAGCAGTTTCAGCAGTTCCGACAGAATTTTCAAGGCGACCCGAAGCAAGAAGTTCAAAAGCTGCTGCAATCTGGAAAAATGAGCCAGCAACAGTTAAACCAGCTGCAAGCTATGGCGCAGCAGTTTCAGAGCTTTTTAAAATAGGTTCAAACCGTGCGCACGGTGAACATAAAAATTGAAAATTTGAAGGGAGAACAATTATGAGTTTATCTTCGGATGGCACTGTAATGACGATGCCTGTTCAGCCCGCGAACAGCGGTAACGGCAACGGCTGGGGCTTTGGCGGCGATGGTTTGTTGTATATTATTATTCTCTTCCTCTTCGTTTTCTGCGGCTGGGGCGGTAACTGGGGCGGCAATGGCGGCTTTGGTGCTGGCAACGGCGCCGGGGTGGTTGACGGTTACGTTCTTACGTCGGATTTTGCCAACATTGAGCGCAAAATTGACAACGTGAACAATGGCTTGTGCGATGGCTTTTATCAGCAGGCGCAGCTTATCAACGGCGTACAGCAGGGTATGAGCAACGGCTTTATGTCGGCTGAAATCAGCCGTGCGAACCAGCAGGCCGCATTTATGCAGCAGCTCTTTGCCATGCAGATGCAGCAGGCCAACTGCTGCTGCGAGACCCGCGAGGCGATTCAGGGCGTAAATTACAATATGGCGACACAGGCATGTGAGACCCGGCAGAGCATCAACACTGGCACACGAGACATCATAGACAACCAGAATGCCAACGCAAGAGCGATCCTTGACGCGATGACCGCCCAGCGCATCGAGGCCAAGGATGCCAAGATTGCCGAGCAGAACCAGCAGCTTTTTGCCGCACAGCTTGCGGCAAGTCAGGCAGCGCAGAACGAGACCCTCAAGGCATACATGAGTGGTCAGCTGGCATACTACAACCCGCGCCCCGTTCCCGCTTTTCCGGTTCCTGCGCCTTACCAGTACGGTAACTGCGGCACCGGCTGCGGCGGGTGCGGCTGCTAACAAAATGTAAGCAACTGCCTACTTATATATAGTAGGCTGTTCAGCCCCTGGCTGATTTTGCAAAAAGCGGCGGGGAAACAGTACCGCCGCTATATTTATAGGAAAGGATTGATTTTATGGCTGAATTTACGAATTCCAGCATCGTGAACGTTGCCGCAGGGCAGAACGTACCGTTGACAGAAACGGCAGTGGCCGGTAAGGGATGTGTCGTACACAGAGAGGGCGCCGGTATTGTTACGCTGCGCGGCATTACAAACCAGTGCAAAGCCCGTTTCAAAGTGGGATTTGGTGCAAACATTGCTATCCCTACCGGCGGCACGGTTGGAGCTATCACTGCAGCGCTTGCCATCAACGGTGAACCGCTGAACAGTGCGAGTGCAACCGTGACACCGGCAGCAGTAGAAAATTTCTTTAATATCTATGTGACGTCTTTTGTTGAAGTTCCGCGCGGCTGCTGCCTGACCGTTGCCGCCGAAAATACAAGCACACAAACCGTTTTGTTTGCGAACGCAAACTTTGTGGTCGAGAGAGTGAGCTGAAAGGAGTAAACCATGAGTAAAAGAGTTTTGTATGACTTGAAAGACATGCTGTGCGCGGAATTGGACGAAATCGGAAAGAAGGGTGAAATGTCTGCCGGTGACTTGGAAACTGTTCACAAGCTGACTGACACTATCAAAAATATCGACAAAATTGTCATGCTGGAAGATGACGGTTACAGCCGCGATGAGGATTACAGCCGCGATGGTGATTGGAGCGCCAATATGCGCGGCAATTATGGACGCGGCAGCAGCTATGCGCGGCGCGGTTCGCATTATGTGCGCGGGCACTACAGCATGGACGATGGGCGCGATTCACTGATTTCCCGCATGGAAGATATTATGCGCGGGGCTGACAGCAAAGACAGGGAAGTCATCCAGCGCTGCATTGACACGATGCGAAACGGTTAAAGTGAGGTGTAAGGGCTATGGTTGACGTGCGAGAGATTGACGGCGCTATAGCCGAAATCGAAAACAGCGAACTCACCATGACCAGAGTTAAAAATTTGGCAGCGCTGTATGTTGTGAAAAATCAGCGTCTTGCAGATGCGTCCCATTTTCCGCAGAAAGCAAAACTGCAAGAGCCTGTGCGCTATTACGAAGCGGCAGAGCCGTCTACAAGGGCTGCTGTTGGCAGCAGTGACTTTTTACGGGCTGTGTCAAACGTAGACATCGCAGCAGCGCTGAACGTGCTGGATGAGCTTATGTCGGCCTTGTATGTAGCAAACCCTAAAGTTTATAATGGCGTAATGCGGAAATTGGAGCGTTTACAGGATGAGTGAATTTTTGGAGATTGTAAAAAAGGCCGATACCGGGCGAGTGTGGCGTGTGCTGGACGAGTTTATGGATGCGCTGAAAGAAGCACGTCCGGATGTGTATAATGATTTGGTACACAGTTTGCAGAGAAAATAAGTAAGTGTGTACTAAAACGTGTACTTGAAAAAGAAAATGCCGTAGATTTAAACGAATCTACGGCATTTGTTGTGGTCGAGGTGACAGGACTCGAACTATACACAATGCTTTTAGTGATTAAAAATATAGCGGTATATTGCTATATTTTTTGCTTTGTCACATATTTTTTCTATTATTTCATACATTTAAGAAAAAAAGTGTGTACTTTTAGTGTGTACTTTTTAGTCCACCAATCTATCAAAGATTTCTTGTAGGTTTTTGGCTGTCCGTTCGTCATCTCCAGCGATGTAGTGGGAGTATGTGCCGTAGGTGTCCATATCCTCGCTATGCCCGACTAGCTGCTTTAACTCGCCAGTCGGCAACTCCTTTGCAATACTCACAAACGTGTGGCGCAGTTCGTAAAGACTCAGCTCCGGCATGTCATTAGAACGCTGATAGCGCTGCCAGCGGTGATAGTAGGTGTGCATGGATGCCATGGGGAAGATGTACGTCTGCTTTCCAGTCACGGCTTTCTGAGCTTCCAGCACGTCCACTGCGCGTCTGGATAGCACTACCGTGCGCAATGCGTTTTCGTTTTTTCCCTGCGTGATTTGACCGTGTGCATTGATAGCCTGCTTCAACCTGCACAAATTCCCGTCAACGTCTTCCCATTGTAGCCCTCGCATTTCCCCGGGGCGCATACCTGTTAGCACTTGGAACCTATAGTAATTTATGTATTCATCGTGAACAGATTTCCCGCGCATGATGGTCGTATCCACTTTTAGCAACGTGTTCAGCGCTTCAACTGTCAGCACGTTCTTTCCTTTTTTTCTGGACGCTGCCGGAATCTGTAACTCATCAAGCTCAAGCGTTGTCCATTTTGATTTTCGGCAAAAATTGACGAACTGCTTACAGTAGTTGGCATAGTTCTGTAACGTCTTTTTGGATAATGGCTCTTTGCTCATTCCCTGCGGGTGGCGAAACGAATAATCTATAATTTGTTGAAAATCCTGTTCCGTAACGGATTTTATTAACTTATTTCCGATGGCTGGCAGCAAATGGGCGCGGCCAAACGATGCCATGTTTTTGTATTCTGCATCAGACACAAGTTTTTTCTGCTGTAACAACCGTTCCCATGCGTCAGAGACCTTAATGCGTTCCGTCTTTACGCCTTTATCCAACCATTCATCTGCTTTTTTGTTGGCTTCCCGCTGCCCTGTGCGCCCCGGTTTGGCGCTGGTAAAGGTTTTGCGCACTCCGTCTTTCTGCACGTTTATCTGCCAGCGGTTCGCGCTGTCAATCCATTTTGCCGTGTTTGTTCGTTTCATATGGACAACCTCTCTTTAATCTGATATAATATGGCCGTCCGCTTTCGCGGGCAACCTCTTGTCCTTGTCTGTGTGCCAGCACCGGCAGGGACTTTTTTTGTTTGCTGACTTCGTATCTGCGACACGTTTTGCAGTTTTCAACGGCTATCATAATAGTTGTTGATAACTACAGTCCAATAACGCGGACTACACAGAGCGCAGACGGCATTTTGTGCATTTTGCCGATTGAATACAACTGGGCATTGTAATATCATTGTAAATACAACGAACAGTTTTACTTACTTTCTTTGTTACGCGTCTTCAGCGCAGAAATCTTTTCTAGGTACTTTTGACGTTTTTCGGTGTAAAATGGATTGGTTATCATATTTAATATCTTTATGGCGTCATCATATCTGCCGAGCTTGATGTACAAGTCTGGAAGTCTGAACGTCCAATATGCCCCATTGAATATGACACCACCATTATTCCAAATATCTTCCCAAAACAGAATGAGCTTTTCGGCGTCTTTTGTTTTCTTGTATTCATCCTCTGCGTCTTGGATAGCTTTGATTTGGGCGTCCTGCGCGGCAAGCTGGGCTTTTAACTGCTTTTGCTCTGCGTTATTTTCAACTGTTTCAACAGCGACTTTCCTTCGATGTTCTCTGTTTTCTAATGCAATGGCGTTCTTCTTTTTGCCGCCTTTCTTTTTGCTTACTCTGAACAAGTCGAGAAAGCTGAATGTCGTCTTTTTGTATATAGAATCCTTTATTGATTTAACTGGGTTTTTTAAAAATCCAATGCCTTTTTTACCATAGAAAGGATTTACAGCCTTTTTTACAGAGCGCTTCAATCTTCCTGTTGTTCTGGCTTTAAATGATTTTTTAATAGACGGTTTTCTCATTCCAAATTTCATAGTAGCACCAACCTTTTATATATTATATAAATTTTGACATATCTACGAAAGGAGAGTACAATGGAGAAAGAAAAACAGTACAGGGAGCATTTGAAACGCGCCATCGTTGATGGTCTTGCAAAGCTCCCGAAAGATGAACAAGCGGAACTAATCAAAAAGTATCTGGGGGAAGATTATGGAAAAAGCAAAAGTTGAAGTCAAGACCACCGAGTTTGAGAACGGAATTAAGTTAAGCACAAACGGCTATTCCTCGTTCGTCACAGCAGACGGCCAAGCGGTTGTGACTATTCACGATTTGAGGGAAGATGAGCTGAAACGCCACTGCGAAATTAGACCGTATGATTTGCTCTGGTTCTTTCTTAGTGGGTTCTTCACTTCGCAGCTGCTTACAGTAGCTCTCCCAGCGTTTTTAGAATGGCTGGGCCGAACGTTGTAAAAAAAGTAAAGAGGGCCAATACAGCCGCAGGGATTCCAATTGCAATCCCAAGTGTTTGAACTGTATGCGCCCTCTTTTTCTCTTTTTGCTTTTCCTTGTACTCTTCGAGCGCATCTGTACCTTCTTTTAGGATAATGGCGCAGCATTTTCCTTCGTGCGGGCTACCTTGCTTTCCCGGCCCGATAATTAGAATATATCCTGCCTGCGCAAGCGCATACGCATCTTCTTCGCGTTCCAGAAGGTAAGCTTCATCGTCAGACAGTGACCCGGCCTGTATCTTTTCCAGTAACCTCCAGTCTGCCTTATTCATTTGCGACCCTCTTTTTTAACTTCTCGAAAACATCCTCGTAGAAATCGGCAAGTTCTTTTGTTGATAGCTTGTCGAGGTCTGCCAACATTTTAGCCGTATCAACCGCCCCGCCAGCATTCACGCTGGCGGGGTTTTCGTTTTCCCCGGTCAGGTCGGCAACGGAGACTTCTAGCAAACTGGCAACATCGGCTAGCATATGCTCTGGCAAATCGCGCCCGTTTGCTAGCATTTCAGACAAATAGCCACGACTTTTCCCAAGCTCTGTACTAATATGCGTGAAGGCAATTCCTTTTTTCTTTGCTATCTTCTTGGCTTTTTCCACGTATCGCACACAAATCACACCGTTTCTTTGTGCATATTGCTAATTCGCTAGAAAATGCTAGAAAGCTATTTACATCTAGCATAAATGCTAGTATAATAGATAGCACAGAGGGCAACAAAGAACCAAGCCCCCTTAAATCCAGCGGACTAGCTAAAAATATGCTGTTATAAATCTTGCAAGTTCATGGTAGCACATTTTCTAGCAATAGTCAACTAGAAAGGAGCTTTTGCTAGGTGAATATTTCGAAAATTGATGCACTGTGCCGAAAAAACAATATTTCCCGCACAATCCTTGAGGAACGCGCCGGAATCTCAAACGGCGCACTTGGAAAGTGGGAAAAATCGCCTTACGGCCCCAGCATCACGACCTTAAAGAAAGTGGCCGACTATTTCGGCGTGCCGGTTGATTATTTGCTAGCCGATAACTAGAAAGGAGGAGTAACCACCATGACAAACCTTGCTTTTACAGCGCTTATCAAAAGCAAGGGCTACAACAAACAGCGCCTTGCGGATGCGTGCGACTTGTCCAGCACTCAGATGTCAAACCGCATCAACGGCGCCAATGATTGGCGCTGGCCGGAGGTCTGCACCGTCTGCCAGATGCTTGATATCTCGCTGGACGAGTTCGCAACATACTTCCCCTCCGGGCGCGTCAAGCCCGGCAAACCGCACGAACCTACCCGGGAAGAGCGCATCGACAGCGTTCTTGCCGAGCTGCGCGAAATCCTTGTGTAGCAGCGGCTTAGCTTGGCATAGCCGGGCGACGCATTGGAAAGGCTAAGCCATGCACAGCAATGGCATGGAGATGCAACGCGTGGCAACGGAACTGCTTCGTTAGATATGAAAATGCAAGGCTTGGTATTGAACTGAATTGCAACGGAAAAGAAATGCCCCGCGGCGCTAAGGCATAGCTCAGTCAGCTTAGAAATGGCATTGCGCGGCATAGCAGAGCAACGGCACTGTTCCGAACTGATGGGCGATGGCTCCGCAATCCCTCGCACCGCATAGCAACCGATTTTTTAAAAAAGGAGAATCCAACTATGAAAGTTAAAATCACCTTCACCGAGGACGTTCTCGGTTCTTCCCCCCCAGCAATGAGGAGCTTCTTGCCTCCTACATTGCCAGCAAGGCTCCCACCGATGACCTGACCGCTGAAGAAATTGCCAACATCAAGGCACAGAACGCAGAGGACAGAATCACCGTTTTCCCCAAAACCGCCGATGGGAAGCCGTTCCTGTATGACTATCAAGTCAAGGGATTTTTCAAAGATTCCTGCAAGATGCTTGCCAAGGCGGGCAAGTCGGGCTATCCGGGCGGCAAGGCCTGTGCCGCAATCAAGGCTTACAAACAGGCGATTGACGGCCAGATTTTCGTTTTCCCGCGTGAAATCCCATACGACCTTCACGGAATGAAGCTGGATTTCTGTGAACGTCCCCTGCGTGCGCAGACCCCGATGGGCGAGCGCGTGAGCATCGCCAAGAGCGAGAGCGTCCCGGCAGGGTCAACGGCAGAATTTGAAATTCAGTGCCTTGACCCGAAGCTGGAAGATATGGCGCGCGAATGCCTTGATTATGGCGTTCTGCGCGGGCTGGGGCAGTGGCGAAACAGCGGCAAAGGCCGCTTTGAATGGGAGGAAGTCAAATGATTATGACAAAAAAATACCGCGCCGGTGCAGCAACACCGAACGCGGCAGGAAACAAGTGCATGGAAAAACACTATGACTGTATTGTACCGCTTACCCGCCAGCTTGTCAAGCTGGCAATCACCGCAGACCTTGTTTTTGGCCTTGCCGCTCTCGGCAGCCTGAACATCCCCGGCACGATTACCGCCCTATTGGCGTTGAATCTGCTGTGCGGACTGTATTTCAAGGAGGAAACCCGCCATGAAGAAATTTGAATTCACCGATGAATTTATAACAGACACTTTCGGGAATAATCTGTTCCGCATTAAGGCTCTTGTCGATTTCGGCACCATAAGAGCTGGCGAACTTGGGGGCTTTGCGGAAAAGGAAGAAAACCTCTCCAACAATGACAATGCGTGGGTCTACGGCGATGCGCAGGTTTCCGGCAATGCGCAGGTTTCCGGCAATGCGCAGGTTTCCGGCAATGCGCGGGTCTACGGCGATGCGCAGG